GCCTGGAAGTAATGTTGGTCTTAAACTGACAGCAGAAGAAGTTGGGCAAGGCATAGTAGAAAGAATGGCCGAAGGCGAAAGGCTTGATGATGCGGTGTTAGATCCATCTGCCTTTGCAAGAGATGGTGGTCCTTCCCATGCAGAACGAATATACGAGGCTTCTGGCAACGTAATCAGCTTCAGAAGGGCTGACAATAAGCGGGTATCAAGAAAAGGTGCAATGGGTGGCTGGGATAATCTCAGAGCAAGACTAAAGCCTGAACCACCAATGATTCTATTCTTTTCAACGTGTACCGAAACGATTAGAACGATTCCAATGATGCAGCATGACGTTCAAAGACCAGAGGACGTTGATACTGATGGTGAAGATCATGCAGCAGACGAGACACGCTACGCTTGTATGTCCAGACCATTTATTAAGAAAGCAAAAGATAAGAAAGAACTCGATGTACAAACCATCAAAGGTCGTTCAGAGCGAACTATTATGCAAATGGTCGAAGAACGCAAACGAATGAGACTACAACAAGAGGATTATTGATATATCAACTTATCTAACCTCAAAGAAATAAGGAAACTATGATTGATTATAAAAATCCGCTTTATGGCGACTCGCCTGAAGATTTAGTCAAATACTGGCTTGACGAATTAGAAGATTCAGACGAAACAGAAAAAGACTGGCGAGATGATGCCAAGAGTGTCGTTGATATTTATCGTGGCGAGGACGTTGCTGCAACAGCAGTTGGTTCAGATGGTCAGAAAATGCGTAGGAATACGTTTAATATTCTCTGGTCGAATATCGAAACATTAAAGCCAGCAATATATAACAAGACTCCTGTTCCGAATGTACAGAGAAGATTCAAAGACGAGGATCAGCTTGGTCGTGCCGTTGCACAAGTCCTGGAGCGCTCGCTTGAGTTTATGGTGGATGCCAATGACTTAGATGCACCAATGTCAGATGCGGTTGACGATTATTTATTAGTCGGTCGTGGTGTTACCAGAGTCAGGTATGTACCTACCTTTGGAACACCTGAACAACCTGAAGGTGAAATGCCTGGTGAGATGGAAGAAAATTATGAAGAGCCAGTCGGTGAAGTAGTCAAAGAAGAAGCAATCGCTGAATCTGTTGCCTATGAAGATTTCAGAAGAGGACCAGCTAATAAATGGTCTGAAGTTGATTGGGTAGGCTTCCAACATAAATTAACGAAACAAGATATTGAAGAAAAGTTTGGCGAGGAAATGGCTAACTCAGTCGGGATAGATGTTTACGCAAGAGAGGATGATACTTATGACAACGAAACAAACCGATCCCCAAGAGAAGGTCGAACTCGCATCTGGGAAATCTGGTGTAAAACCACGAAGAAGGTATACTTTATTGCACCTTCCTACAAAGACAAACCGCTTAACGAAGCAGACGATCCGTTAGGCTTATCTGGGTTCTTCCCGATACCAAGACCGATTTATTCATTGACGACAACGGATTCACTTATCCCTGTCAGCGAATATTATCTGTATCACACATTGGCGACAGAGCTAAACAATGTCACCAAGCGCATTATTGATATTTTAAAAGGTCTGAGGTTACGAGGAATCTACGACTCCAGAATGTCTGAAATCGGACGACTGATGGATTCTGGCGATAACAAGATGATTCCATTGGATGGTGCATCTCAGTATCTCGATGCTGGTGGATTAGATAAAGCAATATGGATGATGCCTATTGACAAATACGTTAGTGTTGTAAATCAACTATATGCGTATCGTCAAAACCTGATTACCTCAATTTATGAGATAACAGGTATCTCCGATGTACTACGAGGTTCATCTGTTGCCTCTGAGACTGCAACAGCCCAAAGCATAAAAGCTAACTACGGCAGCATGAGACTGCAACGCAGACAAAGAGAAGTCCAACGCTATGCCAGAGATGTGGTGCGTTTGCTTGCAGAGGTTATCGCAGAACAATTCTCGATAGATACTCTCCAGAAAATGACTGGCCTGGATTATCCTACTGAAGAAGAAAAGGCGATGATTCAATCGCAAATGCAAATGCAGATGCAACAGTTCCAAATGCAAGCCCAGCAGATGCAAATGCAAGGGCAACAACCGCCTCAACCACCGCAACCTGATCCGCAGATGCTCGAAAGACTGGAAAAACCAACCTGGGAGCAGATCCAACAGATTGCAAGAGATGATTTACTGCGTGAGTTTAAGGTTGATATTGAGACTGACTCAACTATCGCTGCTAACGATGCAGAGCAACAACAGAACATAACCGAGTTACTAACTGGTATTACCTCATTCTTAAACGGAATAGCACCAGCAGTAGAAAGCGGTGCTGTACCTATGGAAACTGCCAAGTCATTGCTAATGGCAGCGGTTAGACGATTCAAGCTAGGCACAGAAGTTGAGACTGCCGTTGATAAGATTGGCGACCAACCTATACAGAACCCAGAACAACAAGCTGGGGAAAGTGGTGAGGCTGAAATGGCTAAACAACAAGCAGAGATGGCCAGACTTCAATCTGAACAGCAAGCTGAAATGGCTAAACAGAAAATGGAACTTGAATTAGCTCAATCTAAACATCAAATGGAAATGCAGAAACTCGAAAGAGAAGCACAAATAGACCAAGCTGACCATCAAATGAAAATGCAAGAGATGCAAGCTAAAGCTCAATCAAAAATAGTAGGATTATAACCATGCACACTTTAGACCACGCAATAAGTCAGGGTATGACAGAAGAAGAATATATGAGGATGATGCGCCAGCAACAAATAGGTGCTAGTCAGGCAAGACCAATGGAATATCCTGGTTGGGAACACACACCACCTGAAGCATACGCATTACCTCAAACGTCTGCTGTTCCGCAACAATTAGTCGCTCAACAGCCAGATGTCATTGGCTCTTTGCCATCTACGATTACACCAATCGTTCAACCTGGAGAGGATATGTACGCTAACATGACAGATGAACAATTAATGGCATCTTTGCTTCAACCTGAATCTTACCAGCCAAACACGCAAGGAGCTGGTCAAACAAGTTTAGCTGATGCACTAAGAACTATGACTCCAGATGATCTTGCGTTTTTATAATGGCTGGGAAAGGAGATAAAAGAAGAAGAGCAACAATTTCAACTGCTCAATTCGAGGAAAACTTTAATAAGATATTTAGTGTTCCGAAGGAAAAAAGGGCTGGTCGATATAAGCTCGATAAGGAAACCAAGAAACTAATACCGAGCCATGAGTGGTACGAGAAGTATGGCGACAAAACAGGCAAAACCCATTATGTAATGGGAGATATTGAGCCTTATCAAAGCCCTGTTGACAACAAGGTTATTAACTCAAGAAAAGACTATCGTGATGATCTGAAACGTAATAATTGCAGAACATACGAAGGTTATGAGCAAGAAAAGAAATACGCTGATATTCATAACCAGGAGAAAGAAAAAAAGAATAACGAGATTATCAGTAACGGCATAGAAAGAACATATTACGAGCTTAGAGATGGCATGGTTAAACCAGAGAAAAGTATTAAACCATCTTGGCTTTTAGGCCAAGACTAATGGCATTTTACGACTGGGGAACAGAGCCAGAATCTTACTGGGAGAAAATAAAAAAACAAAGCAGAGGGTATGATCCTGTTAGTGGTGATTATTCTTTTATGAAAGCTGGTGGTGAAGAAATTGCTGGTTACAAGGAAGGTGCTAAAAATATAATAAATGCTTTGAGAAGCCCAGATTATTGGAGTGCTGTTAAAGAAAATATACCAGAAGCGATAAGCGGTTTAAGTAGAGTACCACCTGGTATTTTAGGTTTCCCAGCAGACCTTGTTAATATGGGTTTAGAGGGTATTGATGCTACTTATAATAAAGCAACCGATAGCACAGGCAGACATTTATCAAGTGATTATCCATTTTTAGGACACAAAAATTTAGAAGAAGGTTTCGGTTATCCTGAAAGAAGTGGTAGTCCAACTGAATTTTGGTCTGAGATGTCTGGTTATTTATTACCTTTTACTGGTAAGAATTTATATAAAGCTGAAGAAGTTGCTAAACAAGTTCTAAAAGAGAATGTACCAAAAGTTATAGAAAGTGTAGTACCAAAAGTTTTAAGAGAACCTATTACTGGTCTTAATGTAGTACCAGAAAGTTCAACATTTTCTACATTTAGAAGAATTAAAAAAGGAAAAGACGAAGGACAAGTAGTAGGCGCACCTCGTGGAGTAAAATCAGAGCAAGATTACGACAATTTAGTTAATCAGTATATCGATAGAATCATGCTTGCTTTAGACGAAGGAATAAAGCCTGGTTATTTTTATAAAGATGCAGAAAAAACATATAAGGGATTAACTGAAACACCAGAAGATGCTCTTAGAGCTAATGTGTTAAGTTCAGTTTATTCGCCTAACACTCCTGTTACTGACGAGTTTGGTTATATGGTTAAGGCATTGCAGCAGCATGGTTTGGATGAGCCAATAAAAAGCGGAAGATTCCCAACAAAGACAAAAGAAAGAGCAGAGACTGTTCTTGCTGGAGAATTTCCATTGGAAAGTCTTGGCCCTAAAGTAGAACCTTATGTTAGGTCTAAGGGTGGTCTTTCTGATGATATTGCTCCTAATGATATATGGGAAGTTAGATCGTTATTTGGAAAATACAAAACAGATGATGCTGGTAATATTCTTAAAAATAAACAAGGCAAGCCTGTAGAAAGAGAAACACCTACTGAAGCTCAAACAAGATTTATGCACAGCATGAGGGATGATGTTGTTGGAAGATTAAAAGAACAGGGGATTAATTTAAGCGCAGCAGAGGCACAGGAATTAAATTGGGCTGCTGTAAAAATGGCACAGGAAGGCAAATCAGCATCCGATATTCTTAAATTTGATACTGTTGGTGGTGCTGTACCTAAGTTCAGAACTCTTCTTAATTGGGAAACAGTACCTGGCAAAAAAGCTGAACACATGACAGGTACTTATGATAAAGATGCTTACAATAAAAGTGTTGCTGATATTTTAAGATCGGATCAAGGAAAGGATGAAATAGTCGCAGCGCTCGGTGGTGGTGGTGAATTACAATTACCGATGAGAGAAACCATTGGAGTTTGGGGTGGTGAATTATCTCCTGGTATACAAACTGAGATAATGTCCTATGTCACAGGTAAAGGAATTGATCCAACATCAAAGGCGTTTATTGATGCAACTGAGGCAGTAAGAGGGCTTCTTCTTGCACAGGAAGGTGCTGCTGGGTATGGACTTTTACCAGCAAAAACTTTGAAATCTACCGACACACTAGAAGTTATTGGTCCTAAAATTACAAAGGATAACGCAAGGACTGTCCAATCTTCATTGGATGAAGTTTATGGTAAGGGTAATACAATATTTGTGCAGAATCCTGATGGATTCCACATATTAAATATAAACCCAGAAAAAATTACTAATACTGATTTTGCAAAATTATTAGGCGAAGCAAAATCTAAAATAGAAAATATTACTGGTACTACGTCAGAAATAAGAGGTATGTCCAGAGGGAAAACATCTACTGATCCAGCACTATTGAATTTAGGTTGGGAGAAGGGAGAAGTAACTAAATTAGTTTTAGAAAAGATTAAAAAGATTCCTGGTTTAGAAAAAAATGCCAACTCACCAAGAATGAAAAAAATAGTTGGTGAGTTAGCAAATTACTACAGTAGCGTTAAAGCTGCCAAACCTAACGAAAAGATAATCAGAGTGCTGAAGGATTGGTCCGAAGGTGGTATTCCAGCAGTTGAATCTCTCGTTAAGAAAGGTCTTGCTCCAGCTATTCTTCTTTATCTTTTACCTGATCTTCAGAATCAGAGTCAGGGATATTTAGAACCCGACTCGGTATAGAAAGAGAAGTACAACTTGCATTTCTGAAGTAGTCCTTCAGATTGTCGTAGTAGATTACTTCTGAGCTTTTAAATTTTTTTCTCATAGCTATGAGTCTCCTAAATAGTTTTTTACTTCAGCAAGAGTATCAAATTGCTCAACTTGAGATAAAATTTTACCATCTGTCGAGATTCGTTTGACGACAAAAACAGCTTTTTTAGGACCACCGAACATATCAGACCATTGGTAGGTATGTTGTATTAAAAATTTAGTTTTTGACTCTTTACCAGTTAATAAGCGGTAATCAATATCACCGAAGAATCTTTTATTTCCTTTGGCGAAAAATTGTTGATTAGCGCTCTTTAAATCCTGAAGCGTTTTAATGTTCATATTAAATTGCCTCTGGGATGTTTATGCCTAAGACACCTAGTGCTGACGTTACACCAGCTTTATTAGCACCAGCTTTTATTAGGCTATTAGCTACTATAAGCACGAAATTGTCACCCTTATCTTTAAAAGTAGTAAGGATAGACAAGTATCTGCCGTAGTGGTCTTTTGTAGTTTTTACTGATGATTCTATCGCCTGAACATCTGGTTTGAGATCATCTGCGATTGAATCTATTACAGCTCGTATAGATTGTGACATGATTTATTCCTCTGGCTCTATTGGTGAAAGCATTGCAATCCCAGAGCCTTAGAGAAATCAACGCTTTAGCAGTACTTATGAATCGCTCTGCAAGTTGTTACTTAAATCAGCGATTTGGTCATATTACGGAAATATTTACCTAAAGGCAACACCTTTTGACAAAGGAGAGAGAAAATGGAAGAAGAAAAAGCAGTAGAAGAAGAGAAGTCACTCGATGAGTCACTCGCAGAAACTTTCGATGAAATTAATAAAAGAGATGAAGAACCTGAAGCAGTTAAAGAGGAAGTCTCTGAAGAAGTTGAAGAAGAAGATGAATTAGTAGTTGAATCTGAGGAAGAACCCAAAGAGGAAGCTAAAGAGGAAGCTAAAGAGGAAACCAAAGAAGAGCCGCAACCTGAAGAAGAAACTCAGGAAGAAGAGGCTGATTCTGAGGACGTTACTGAAGAAAGAGAAACGCAATCTAAAAGGCCACCTTCAACATGGTCGGCTAAAGGTAAAGCATCTTTTTCAAAACTTCCAAAACATATACAAGATGAAATAATAAAACGAGAAGCCGATATTGGAAAAGGCATCTCAATGTATAAACAAGCTGCAAACTATGGACGTAGTATTGGTGAGGCTATAAAGCCCTACGAAGCTATGATTAGGTCAGAAAACTCTGATCCGATAAAGACAGTCCAGAGTTTATTAAATACAGCTTACCGATTACGCTCTGGCACACCGCAACAGCGTGGTCAATTAGTGATGCAGATAGCACAACAGTATGGTGCTGACTTATCTCAATATTCATCTGCCAACGCAGAAAATACTGAGAACCAGGAAATCCCTGAACTTCAGCAATATCTGAATCCGTTACAGGAAAAAATTAATAATTTAGAACAAGTTTACGCTTCTCAGCAACAGGCTGCTCAACAGCAGACTCAGCAAGAAGCAGTTACCTCGATTGGTAGTTTTCAAAATCAAGTCGATGAAAAAGGAAACATTAAAAATGTTCACTTTGACGATGTCAGAAATGAAATGGCAGATTTGATTGAAAACGCTGAACGACAAGGCCGACAACTCAGCCTAGAAGAA